CCCCAAGTGCCACCGCTCCCGCCAGAGATTGGGCTGAAGCGCGAGCCCAACCTGACAGACCGGCTGACACGCCTTCTGATGAGGAGCGAGAAGTCCTCCGACTCATCGCCCAAATCACAGCCGACGGTGACCGGGCCATCAACCAGCTCAACGCCTGCATCGACAGCTACAACCAAGTGATGGGGGCAATCAATGCTAAACGCTGAACAACTTACAAAGCTCCACATTGATGTAAAGTGGGTTGATCCACTGAACGAAACATTTGAGCGCTTTGGCATCACCACCAAAAATCAGCAAGCCTGCTTCATCGGCCAGTGCTCGCATGAGTCAGGCAACTTCAGAATGCTTGAGGAAAACTTGAACTACAAGGCAGCGACATTGATGCGGGTCTGGCCAAAGCGGTTCCCAACATTGGAGATCGCCAACCAATACGCAGGCCAGCCGCGCCTTATTGCCAACAAAGTCTACTGTGGTCGCATGGGAAACCGGGACGAGGCCAGCAATGATGGGTGGATGATGAGGGGCAGAGGTCTGGTTCAATTGACCGGCGCGGATAATTTCCACCACGCAAGCAAAGCATTGGGTGTTGACCTGGTCACCCAGCCCGACCTGGTGGCCACGCCCAAGTACGCAGCCCTGACCGCCGGGTGGTTCTGGTCAACACACAAATGCAATGCCCCCGCTGACGCTCTTGATCACCAGCGGTTAACCAAGATCATTAACGGGGGCAGCATAGGTTTGTCAGACCGCATCAAGCACACCAACGAGGCGCTTGCAGTTCTCTGATCACTGTGCAGCGCCCAGCGCATTGATGCGCCGTTGGTACTGGCTTGTGTGCCTGATCCGCTTGAGTGAATCAACGCGCAAGATCAGTTCTTCATTAAGCTGCTTGATCTCTTTTAGCAAGGTCATGCGCTCGCGCACTGGCCGCTTGCCTGCTGTTGCAGTCTTCTCTGCCAGATCCTCATAAGCATCCGACCACTCATCAATAGTCTGATGCACTGAGAAGGGCTTGTCCTTGCCAGGCACCAGCAGCGCAAAGCCAATGACCGGCCCATCATCAACTGGCTGCACAACCTCCACCTGGGGTGGCAAAAGCGCTTCTTCCCCCCCTGGCTCAACCGTGTCAGCCATGGCCTGCTCAATCAGCACCGGGTCGCTGACCTGTTGCACAACCACAACAGGCTCAACTGGTGATCTTGCGACCATGTCCAGCGGGTTGGCTGGCTTGGCCACCGGCACCGGCGTGGCGTCAACAGGAAAGTCCTGGGCCTCCTCGGCGGTGATCAAACCCTTGAGCACATCAGGAAAGGCATCTCGCAGCGCAAACCCGCGAGCTCGCATCTGCATCATGCGCTTGGGGTATGCCGACCAGGGGCCACCTTTACCCCACAGCCCGGCACGCTTGGCATCCTCCACGCTGAACTTTGCCGTCACCGGCTTGCGCCCCTTGCGCTTGGCCACGCACACCGCCACCGGGTTGGTTGTGCCCTCGCCTTCAAAGTACTCTTCAACATCCTCGCAGACGCTGCTGGCCTGCACCAGCGCCATGGCTGCATCACCATAAACGCTGGGCTTGCCGTTAATCACAGCGATATTTTGCAGGGCTTGCATGGGTGCCAGGCCCATCTCATAGCCCCACTGAACGCAGACCAGGATGTCCTGGGGCTTGTTCTGGTAGGCCTTGGGCACCATGCTGGAGCTGGCCAACATGTCGCTGAACTGGATCGCCTCGGTGAGGGTGGCTGGGGCAAAGCCCCGATTAGTGGTGGTCAACTGCATTTTGCTGCTCCTCTTCTTGTGTCAACTCAGCTTGGATGGTGGCCAGCACCAGCTCGGCAATCGCCTCGACTGCTTCCATGGCCTGCTCTTGGGTCATGCCAGGCACAGCGGCCAGCATGACATTGACTGCGGCACCATAGGCCTCTTCAATGGGTCTTAAATTCATTTTGTCTCCCTAATGCTCAGTGTTGATTGACGAATCGAATATGCCTCTTTGGCAGGCAGCAAGCGCTCAGGTGCTGCCTTGTATGACCGCATGGGCCAACTGATCATGTACTGCCCTGCCCGGCCACGCTCGGCCTGGCCCAAGTGCGCTTTGATCAGCTTCTCAGCGTCATCAATGCTGGCCTCGGCTGCCCTGATCGCAGCCTTGTTGGCCACAATACCGGCAGCCAGGTCGGCCACGCTGACATCGAGATCAACCTCTTCCTTGCCGGCAGCCATGGGGTAGATGCGATCCAGCTCCTTGCTGCTCGCGGGTGGATACCAGTCGATCTCAGCGGTGCGCCGGTACTTGTCCAGCTTGTTTTCAAACAGCAGCACTGCCTTGACGATCTCCTTTTGTGTCTCAAAGTGAGGCCCAAACAGGAACACGCGCAGCTCAATGCCTTGGTACAAAACGCACACAGCGCCCCATTTGTGGCCAGTCACCAGCATCTGGCCCTGGAGCTGGATGGGGCCACGCGCCAGGTGAGGGGTGTCCTCGGGCATGGTCTTGGTCAGCTTGGCCTCAAGCACGCCAGGCCCATCCAGCTTGATGCTGTCCTGGCCAACCACATAGATCCCGCGGTCAGGGTCAGGCTTGATCAACTGGCCATCGCCAAACCCAACGCCATCCAGGCTGCAGGCCAGGGCGATCTCGCGGTGCGAGTAAGCCTGGCCAATGTCTGTGTCGAATTTTTCCAGGCCCAAACGCTTGGCAGCTTCAGCCAGGATCACGGGCTCCAGCCGGTTGCCCCAGCCCATGGCCTCATTGCCAATGTCGGGGCGCTCTTTGCCATCAATGGCGTTGATCGAGAACGACAGCTCATCGTTGGGGCTGCTGTATCTGCTGAACCCCATGAGGCCGGGTAAGCGGCTGGCGCTCATCTCTTTATCGTCTGTCAGTTTGCCTGCCATTTTTCACTCCTTGTTAGTGGCTAGGGAATAGACGCGCACCACTCGGGCGTGCGCCTGGGGATGGGTGGCCTCGGTAAAGCCAACCTTGCGAAACTGTTTGGTGCGGAACACCGCGCCCAGAACAGATGGGTGGACACCCGGCGGCACCTCGATAAAGGCGCGGATGTCGTTGATCGAGACCTGCCCCTGTTGGCGGCAGATGAGCACAGCTAGTGCCCGGCAGCGCTCCAAGAACTGGTGGTCGGTCTGCTCAAAGATGTCGAGCTGGCGGTTGCGCATGTCGCGGCCAGCGGCAAGGTTAGGAGCCAGCATCATTGCGCTCCTTGGTCTTCATGCGTTTGACCGTCTGCTGGGCCTTGAGCTCGGCCTCGCGCTCCTCTTTGGGCAGCCAGCCGTGCTTGCGCCAGGTGCGCTCAATGTCAGTGGCCGCGGCGCTTGTGTACTCAGCGCCCTGTAACAGGGTCTTGGGTGGGGTGGTGATCTTTGCATTCATATTGGCATCCAGATCAAGAGGCCAACGCAAGCCACAAACAATGTGGCCACGGTGATTTTTTCTGACAATGTCTCATGCATAGCTTGACTCCAGGTTGAGGCGTTTCAAAAGGTTGGAGGCCTGAGTTGGCCCCCAGGTCACATTGCCACGGGGTGTGGCCACGCCGCGAGCCTCAAGGGCTGCAGCAATGTCTCTCAGGGTGCTGGCACCAGACCGGGCGATGATGTCGCGCACGATAGGGCCAACGCGGTCGGCGTACTTGTCAGCCTTGGCCATCACGGCCTTGACACCTATGGCCGATCCGATCTGCGGTGTTGGGCAGCCCAGTGTGCGGCCTTGTGCCTTGACCTGGGCCAGCGCTGCCTTGGTGCGCTCGCTGATTTTGCGCGCTTCCCACTCAGCGAACACGGCCATCATCTGCAAGAAGGTGCGATCAGCCTCGGGCATGTCAGCGCAAACAAAGGGCACGCCAGACTCAAGCAGACCAGAGATGAAGTGGACGTTACGGGCAAGGCGGTCGAGTTTTGCAATCACAAGGACTGCCTTTGTACGCTTTGCCAGGCTCAATGCGTGAGCTAGTTGCTCGCGGTCATTCTTGCGGCCAGACTCGACCTCGGTGAACTCGGCCACCATCTCGGCGGTGCCAATGTGCTTGGCCACAGCAGCACGCTGGGCATCAAGGCCAAGGCCAGATTGACCCTGGCGGTCGGTGGAGACTCGGTAGTAGGCGACGAATTTGGACATGATCAAGCCTCCACGCTGTCGAGCAATGCGTCCAGCTTCTTGTTGAGCGAATCAACCTTGCGCTGTGCTGCAGGCTTCAAGAAGGTCTGGAAGCCAGAGTGGTAGGCCTTGTCACCGCCGATGTAGTTGGCAGCGGTGTGCTCAATGAGAGCGATCTGGCGCTCGATGTCTTGAATCTGTTGGGCTAGTTGGGTCATGTTTGCAACTCCTTGCGCTTCATCTGCGCGTTGAACATGGGAGGATTATGGCACGATTTGTATATCGCTGTACAACCCCCAAAAGCCCATAATAACTAGGGACTTACCCTAATCCAGCAATAAATCATGCATTTGGGTGGGCTTGTGCAATATCTGGGTGATATACACTTGCCTGATGGACACACCCAAACTCAAACCCTTCCTCATGCGGCTTCACCCTGCCACCAGGGCGCTGCTGGACACCGCGGCTGCCGACCAGCGGCGCAGCGTGTCATCCCTCATTGACCAGTGCGTGCGTGACCAGCTCATGCCTAAGTACGGCGAGCTCCAACCCCGGCTGCAGCGGTTCCTGGGCGGGGTGCGTCAGCCATGACATTGGAAGATGCAAACAGGATCTTGGACAAGACCAAGGAAGGCCAGCGCATGCCAGAGGATGTGATCGCTGAAGCGCTTTTTATGACCGGGGACGCTGGCTGCTGGAGCGACCTCCCCTGCCCTGACGTTGAGTCATTTGTGCAGGCGCTGCGCGAGGCTGGCCAGCTATGACGGCGGTTGTCCTGGCGCTGGACTTAGGCACCACTACCGGCTGGGCTTGCCAGGCGGCTGACGGCACCATCGTGCATGGCTGGTCGAGCTTCAAGCCTGGCCGGTATGAAGGCGGCGGCATGCGCTATTTGCGCTTTAAGAAGTGGCTGGCCGAGATCTACGGCAGCGTTGGCCCAGAGATCAGCTCAATCTACTTTGAAGAGGTGCGCCGCCACGCCAGCACCGACTCTGCGCATGTCTACGGCGGCCTGCTGGCCACGCTGACGGCCTGGTGCGAGCAAAACAACATTCCCTATGAAGGGGTGCCGGTGGGCACGATCAAGAAGCACGCAACTGGCCGGGGCAACGCCGACAAGCAAGCCATGGTTGCGGCCATGCAATTACTTGGCCACCCGGTAACTGATGACAACGAAGCAGACGCGCTGGCGCTGCTGCACTGGGCACTGGAGGCCGACAAATGAAAGCACGCAAAGTCTTTATCGCCTTGATGACAGGCAAGGGATACACCGAAGCAGATCTGGCCTGGGACGGGACGAAGTTCACCAACCCTGGCATCACAACTCGCTGGAACTATTTCCTGCTGGGCTGGGAAATGCGAGGTGCAATGTGATTGACCTGCTTGTGATCTTTGGCGTGCTGGTGCTGGGTGCAGTGATCTGCTTGGCGGTGCTCTACGCCTTTGTGAAGGCCTGGGAGCACAAGTGATGCACATCAGCTACGTCAAGCTATTCAGAGATGAGGACGGGATCATCCGCGACACCCAAGAGGCCAACGGTGAGCTGCGCTTTTTACACCACCAGATCGCACTGCTCAAAGACGCGCTTGAGCGGGAGATGGAAACCGTGGACAACTTGCATGAACTGCTCAAAGGGGTGCGCCGCATTGCCCTGGAGCTTAACAACGAGATATTGAAAGGCGACTATGCCAAGAGCAAAGAGTGAGATGACCAGTGTGGCCAGGACTGTCAGCGCCAGGCTAATCCCAGCGCACCTGGCTGAATGGCACCGATTGGGCGGCATCAAATGGCTGCGCCAGCAGTTGAGCGAAAGCATGAGGGAAGAGCTCAAGCGGCAGCACCCAAGCATTGCCCAGCGGGTGATCAACGCCATCAAGCTCAAGTGAAGAATGAGTCTGTCAAACCATCAAATATTTATGCTTAAGCACCTGGCGATGGGCTGGAAGTTTAGGCTGTATAACGACAAGCCTGGCAGTTGGAACACCTACTGGTCACTGCGTCGCCGAGGGCTAGTGCTTGCCAACAACAAGGTCACAGACCTTGGACGCAAGGTGCTTGTCAAAGAGCTGCAACTGCAGGCCAAACGAGATGCAAAGTGATCAAAAAGCCATATCGGCTACCAAAGAAAACAGGCCCACTGCCCGAGCGCTGGATGAGCGAGCGTGGCCAGGCCAGGGACATATTGGCAGCCTGGGACTACAACCAGGACAAGGCCATGGTAGAGCGCATGCTAGTGGCCAGCGAGAAGATCTACGGCCAAGGCAGTGCGGAGCGCATCAGGCAGCATATGAAGGATGTATATCGTGAGCGCAATGCCTGACAAAGTGGTGCAGTTTGTGGTGCCCAAGAAGCCCAGAGTGTTTGAGAAGGATCCGCTGCCAGACCAGCGCAAGGTGTCTGTGCTGCCGTTTAAGGCAGTGTTTGACAAAGAGTTAAGCCACGGTGGCTTGCAAGTATTGGCAGCCTTATGTACATACACAAACAGGGCTGGCATCACCTGGGTCAGTCAGACCAGGCTGGCCAATGAGCTCAAGATCAGCCAGCAAGCAGTGGCCAAGCAGTTCAAGCAGCTCAGACAACTGGGCTACCTGGAGACTATTCGCAAGGGCTTCAAAGGCGAGCGGACAGACACCCTGCGGGTCATCTTTGATGAAAGTGTGGACGCTGAAACGGCGATAGCGGTCACCAGCAGCATTGAGGACACGAGGTCACCAGTAATGAAAAGGGAGCAATTGAATGAGATGGACATAGACAAAGCAGGCCAGCAAAAGGTGGCCAACCTGATATCACAAGCGCTCAAGAAACCAACCAAGAAGGAGTTCAATATGCCCAAGTCGGGACAGACCAGAACGGTCAGACAGATGCACGAACAGATCGCTAAAGCGAAGTCTAAAACTGTGGATAAGACTGTGGATAACAGTAGTCACACTAACAACCTAGAGGTTGTAAATGTAGGGGAGTTACATTCACAACCTAATCACAACCTGGAGGTTGTATATAACCCTTTAAATATAATATATAAAGAGTATATAAGGTTATTTAAGATTAGGTTATCTATAGTTCTGCACAACCAAAATGAAATTGAGTTGTTGAAATACTTTGTCGATGGCGAGATCACACCGGACATGGTTGACCTGGCGATTAGCGACCTGCTCGCAGCAGCCGGGCGCGAGGGTGTCGAGCCACCCAAACGGCTGGAATGGTGGATGCATGCCATCATCGAGCACCGATC